TGCTTGATTTTTAGCATACTCATAAACCTCATAGATATATCCTTTTGTCTTTCTTTTTTGTGGTATTGGTTCTATTGTCTGTTTCTTTGGTTTGATTTCTATTAGATATTTTTTAATCTGTCCAGTGCTTTCTTTGACCTTAATATAAAAATCAGGAAAATATCTATGAATCTTATTGTCTATTGGTGATCTATATGGCAATGCCAGTTCTTCACTACCCCATTCCAAAATATTCTGATTTGAATCACAATAAACCATAAATTTTCGTTCCCATAAAGATCTGTAAATTATATTGGTTGGGTCACCTTTATATTTTTTGGGATTGCTGGGTTGATATTTTCCTTTATATGACATCTAAATACTTAACAATAAGACTCATAAAAGGTATTTAGAGTGCCTATTCCGCGTAAAATATCACAATTTAAACCTCTAATCACAGATCTGGCACAAACTTCACATTATCAAGTTGTGTTTGGTGGCCTTCCTGCTGGTCTTAGGAGTCATCTTGCCTATCGTGGCATTGGTTCAAGATTCATTGGTGAAAGTATTGGTTTATTGTGCAATTCTGCATCCTTACCTGGAAGTTCTTTTGCAACGACAGATATTGTAGGAAACTATATGGGTGTTGCTGAGAAGATGGCACACACTCGCCAATTTACTCAGATTGATCTTGAGTTTTATGTTGACAGTGGATATAAAGCACTTAAGTTCTTAGAGCATTGGATGGAATATATTTCCAGTGGATCTCAGGCATCTCCATACAATGAAGGATATTACTTTAGGATGAGATACCCAGAACAATATAAAACAAATCAAACTAAGATTATTAAATTTGATAGAGATTATAGACGCGAGATTGAATATACTTTCTATGGTTTATTTCCACTTTCATTAAACTCCATTTTAGTTCAATACGGAGCATCTGATATTTTAAAAGCAAGTGCATCATTTAGTTATGAAAGATACGTTTCTGGAAAAACCTTAAGTTTTGACATTTATAATGACATTGATAATAATAAGAATGCTGTTGCGGATAGGGAAAGAAGAGATGGAACGGGTGCAGATACATCAACTCGTCTTGCAACAGGAAGGGACGAAATGATTTGGAGAAATCTAAATGTCGGTACAGGTAGACTAGATGATCCTCGTCCAAGAGGTATTGGTGGTCCAATTTCAAATAATTCAAATAATCCACAAGTTAATGATGTAATTGGATCTCGTAGAACTCTCTAAATAAAAATATATGAATTCTATAGGTTATTATGCCTTTACCAAAAATTGCAACACCAACATATGAGTTGGAAGTGCCATCATCCAAAAAGAAAGTTAAATATCGTCCTTTTCTGGTTAAAGAAGAAAAGATCCTTATTATTGCAATGGAAAGTGAAGATTCCAATCAGATTGCAAATTCAGTTAAGAACGTAATATCAAATTGTATTCTCACAAAAGGCGTTAAAGTAGACGAACTTTCCACATTTGATATTGAGTATCTCTTCCTAAACATTCGTGGCAAATCTGTAGGTGAAGAAGTAGAAGTTCTTGTAACCTGCCCAGATGATAATGAGACTCAGGTTCCGACTACAATCAATCTCGACGAAATTCAAGTTCAAGTTTCTGAAGAGCATTCTAGAGATATTAAACTTGATGATACTTTAGTTCTTAGAATGAAGTATCCATCAATGAATGAGTTTATTAAAAACAACTTCTCTATGGGAGGAAATATTGGAGTTGATGAAACTTTTGACTTGATTTCTTCATGCATTGAGCAAGTTTACTCTGAAGAAGAATCTTGGTCTGCCGCTGATTGCACTAAAAAAGAACTAAATGAGTTTCTTGAGCAACTAAGTTCCAAACAATTCAAAGAAATTGAAAAGTTCTTTGATACGATGCCAAAACTTTCTCACAGCATTAAAATCAAAAATCCAAAAACAAATGTTGAAAGTGAAGTAGTTTTGGAGGGTTTATCTGCTTTTTTCGCGTAAGTATGGCGCATGAGGATCTTGCGTCATACTATAAAGTTAATTTTGCCTTGATGCAACATCATAAATATAGTTTGACAGAGTTAGAAAATATGATACCTTGGGAGAGGGAGATTTATCTTTCTCTTCTTCAACAGTATATTGAAGAAGAAAATCTAAAGAGCGGCATATCAAATGGCTGAGTTTTCATCACCAATACTAGGTGGAATAAGAGTTGCCAGATCCACGGTCTCCTCTAGTGTTTTTGGTAGAAATCCTCGTGCCGCTGCTCCTTCTGGACCAGATCCACAAACTATAGGTATATTAACAAGAAATGAATTAGCACTTACATCTGTTTCAAACCAGATATCTGGAATGTCTCAGCAGATAATGTCTTTAAGTGCAGCACTTCAACAGATTGGTGTTTCGATTGCAAATGACAGTGCTCTAGATAAACGAAGAGAGTTACAAAACCAGAATCAAGAACGAATATTAGCACAACAGCAGTTAAGGGAAGGAAAAGAAAGTATAATTGAGAAAAAAATGCAATCTGCATTGATTTCTCCTGTGGCAAAAATTGCAGCGAAAGCAAAATTTACATTAGATAAGGTAGGACAGTTCTTTACTATTTTATTGAGTGGTTGGATAGCAAATCAAAGCATTCAAGTAATACAAGCATTAATTACAAAAAATAGTAAACGATTAGAAGAAATTAAAAGTAATGTAATAAAAAATCTTGGTGTTGTTGGTGGAATATTATTAGCGATTAATGGTGGATTATCTGCTTTATTAAATGCCTCAACAAGAGTCGTTGCTAAAATAACTTCTAGTGTTGTTGGTGGTCTTTTTCTTAAACCAGTTGTAGCATTAATTAATGCGGTTAAAGACGCTGGAAAGGGATTATTGAATATTGTCAAACCACCTACTCCACCACCTAAAGTGTCAGCAAGTGCTTCAGCATCTGCTGCAGAAACAACAGCAGAAGCAGGAGCAAAAGTTGGAGCAGCGGAAGTAAAAGCAGGGGCAACAGTTGCTGGAGCGGAAGCAAAAGCAGGGGCAGAAATTCTTGAAACTGGTGCAGAAGCAGGACTAAAAGGTAGTAAAAATCTATTTAAGGGAGCTTTAGGTTTTGGATCAAAACTTTTGGCCCCAATTAGTTTGGGTATTGCTGGTTACAGATATTCTCAGGGTGATATGGTTGGTGGATCTTTATCTGCTGCTTCTGCAGTACCATTACTTGGATGGCCTGCTATAGGATTAGATGTTGCCAGAGAGTTTGGTGCTTTTGAGGGAACTTTTCTAGGAAAGAACGAAAACAAAAAACCAGCAAAAACTCCAGCAACACCTAAAGAATCTGAAAACAAAGAGTCTCAAGATTTTTCAAAACCACCAGAGTTTGGAACTATGAATATTGCTCCAGTGGCAGGAGAATCTGGAGCAGATAGTCAAGCAGCAGCAGTAACTCCACAAGGTCAACCTACAGATTATTCTTCAGTATTTTCCAATCAAGCACAGATTCAACCTTTGAAATCTCAAGAATCTCAACAGAAAATGCAGAGTGTTGGTCCTTTACCAGAACCACAACCAACAGTTGTGATGGCGCCATCTCCACCTGCTCCAGCACAGTCTGCACCATCTGGTGGTAATGGTAGAGTAGCAAACAATGTCCCTGCGATTTCTTCATCAAATCCAGATAATTTCTATGTGCTGTATTCTCAAGCTCATTACAACGTGGTGATCTAAAATGGCAGTAGCACAGTCCGCATATAGATCATCAATTAATATCTCCAATATTTCAAAGTCGGTTTTTTCTTTGGGAAAAGGAATTAAGCAAGCAAAATCTTCTGCATTAAAAACAAATACGATTTTATTAAAGAGTACTAGATTTAAACGAGAATCAATTGCAAGAGATAATGTTCTTTTTCAGAGAAGAAGAGAAGCAGTAAGAAGAAAAGAACAAGAAGATATTATTGAATCATCTGGTGTTCGTGGGGCATTTAAAAGACAGAAAGAAGTAATTGCAAATAGCACTAAAGGATTCCTTGGAAGAATTATGGATTTTGTAGGAACCTTGATGGTTGGATGGTTACTCAACAATCTCCCACTTATTATAAAACTTGGCGAACAATTGATTCGAAAAATTCGAGGAATTGTTGGTGCTTTAGGTGGATTTGTTAGTGGAATAACGCAGATACTATCTGGATTTGGGAGTTTACTTAATAATGTTTTTTCTGACATAATCCAATTTAAATTTTCCAATATTGGAAATGATATATCATCTTCCATGAATCAAATGTCCAGGGGATTTGAATCTATTGAAAGGTCATTTGATGCTGCACTGGATATTCTTAGAGAACCTTTGGATTTTACTAAACCAAAAATACCACAAGGTGGAGTTCTTCCTAGAGAGGGTGAAATTCCTCCAAATCAAACCAATCCTCCCAGTCCTCAACCATCACAACGACCATCTGGTGGTGGAGGTGGAGGTGGAGGTGGAAAATGGAAACCCGTATTGGATTTGATATCTAAAGCAGAATCTAGTGGTGGATCGTATGATAGTAGATTTGGTGGAATATATCCAGGATATTCTAAGTTAACAATTGCCGAGGCTGATAAAGTTCAGAGAGAAAATTATAAAAAATGGGGATCTGGCGCTTCAGGTAGATATCAATTTATGGATATTATGGGGCAGGCTGCGTATGCTGGATTAAAACCAACAGATCTTTTTAGTCCAGCAAATCAAGATAAAATGGCCATAGCACTTATTGAAAAAAAGAAAGAAATTACCATTGATATGGTTAAAAATAATCCAAAAGAAGCTCAACTAAGGTTAGCACAGGAGTGGGCAGGAATTCCAACTCCAAGCGGAAAAAGTTTTTATCCACCACCAAACTACGCTACGGTTAAAAATTCAGATGTTCAAGAAGCTTTTAACCAGATTGGATCTCCAAATGCACCAGCAACAACAAAACCTGCTCCAACACCACCAAAACCAGCACCACCAAAACCAGCACCAGCAGTCACAACTTCTGTTCAAGATCAATTTAAAGGAAGACCTGGCGGAGCAGCAGGACAAATTACTGGAAGTTTTGGAGAAGCAAGAGGGGGACACAGACACGCAGGAATTGATATTGCACCAGCAGGCCCTGGTTATTATGTTGCATTTAAACAATCAGGTAAAATTGATTATATTGGTTTTGATCCTGGTGGATATGGTAATTTTGTTGACATTAAATCTGGAAATACAATCTATCGTTTTGCACACTTAGCAAAAGTATTTGTTAAGAATGGTCAATCTTACAATGGGCAAACAATTGGTGAAATTGGTAGTACTGGTGGTAGTACTGGAATTCACTTGCACTTTGAAGTTAGACCTAATGGAAAGGCAATAGATCCAAGACCTTATATTGGAATGCTTTCAATTGGTAAAACACTTACTGGAGTTGCTGGTCAACCAACAACTATAACAACACCTGCAAAAATCACTGCACCACCAACTGGATCAACACAACAAATGCAGGCAATGACTCCTGAAAGATCTGGACCTACAGTTGTAGTTGCTCAACCACAAGCGCCACAAATGCCAGTTCCAATGGGTGGGGAAGGTGGTGGAGGTCAATCTATGCCCAATGTTTCCTCTAGTGAAATTGAGTTAAATAGACTTATGACACACAGATTACTTCTAGAACTAGCATATACATAAATGACGATTAATAAGTCCATATATGAAGAACTCTTCATAGAATCAACCGATAAAAAGAAGACAGTTGATATTAGACTAGGAACTGTTTCTATTGATTACTATGAAGATATCTTTTCACCAACGATTACTGCAAAGTTAGTTGTTACTAATGGTGGAGATTCTGTTCCTGGTTCTGATAATGAAGGTAATCCTGATGGAGATCTTCAATCAATCTATAATGGTCTTCCCTTAAGAGGTGGTGAAAGAGTTTCAATAAAGATTACTGGAAATAGTGAATCTAATCCTGGATTAGACTTTTCTACAGACCCAGATGATTATTTGTATGTTTCTAGCATCTCAAATGTGATCAGTGAAACACAGAGAGAAACCTTTGTACTCAATCTAGTATCAAGAGAAGCAATCACAAACGAAACATCCAGAGTTGCCAAGAAATATCCAACCTCATCCACGATTGATGCATCAGTAACTGATATTATTAAAGAATATTTAAAAACCGATAGGATTGCGGCAGTTGATCGAGCACAAAACAAATATGGATTTATAGGTAATCTTCGCAAACCATTTACAGTTTTAGTTTGGTTAGCATCTAAGGGAGTTCCAGAACTGTCAAGTGAAGATGGAACTGCAGGATTTGTTTTCTTTCAAACTAAAGAAGGATTTCATTTTAGATCGATTGATAAGTTGATCACACAAGAACCAAAGGCAACTTATACTTATAGTCAAGTTAATACATCTGCAGCAGAAACTGATACTGATTTTAATATTTTGAGTTATGTTACCAATCGAAATCAAAATCTTTTAGAAAAACTTCGTTTAGGGACATATTCAAGTTATAGAATGTTCTATAATCCATTAACGTTTGAGTTTACTCCTCCAGAAAAGGGGGTATTTAAACTCGAAGACTATGCTGGAAAATCCAAAAATCTGGGTAAACAGATTGATCTTCCTAAGATCTCTCCAGGATCTCCAGAAACCTTAGGCGATATTCCTTCTAGAATCTTAACTCAGGTATTAGATATTGGAACAATGGAAAAAGATGTTTCTAAAGAAGAAAACTCTGACCCATTTAAGTATCAATCTCAAGCGATTATGAGATATAATGTTTTGTTCACTCAGACTTTAAGTATGACAGTATCTTCCAACACTAATTTAAGAGCAGGTGACATTATTGAATGCCTGTTTCCTAAGATTTCTAGAGCAGAAGGAAAGGAATATGATCAGGACCAGAGCGGTCTATATATGATTAAGGAATTGTGTCATCACTTTGATTCCAATGCATCATACACTTCAATGAAATTGGTCAGAGACACATTTGGTCGTTATGGAAAAAATAATAAGGAAAGTTAAAGATGCTGGATAGTTCTTTAATTCGTAGTAACTTTGTAGGAAGAGACGGATTTCTTTGGTGGATCGGTCAGGTTGCTCCTGTGGATGCTCAGGGGGGGCAGGCAAATGGTGCTGGTTGGGGAAATAGGGCAAAGGTTCGTATTATGGGTTATCACCCATACAGTGAAGTTGAACTTCCGAATGAAGATCTTCCTTGGGCACAATGTTTGCTTCCAACTACATCAGGAACTGGTGCAGGAAATAATGCAAGTAATATAAAGGTTCACGGTGGTGATACTGTTTTTGGATTTTTTCTGGACGGGGATAATGCTCAGATTCCTGTGATTGTGGGATGCTTTGGTAGAACTTCTCAAGTTCCATCAAAAGATTATGCAGGACCATTTCAAGCATTTACTGGATATACCGATAAGATTAAGAATGATGGAAGTCGTGTCAAGAAGAATGAATCCAATGAACAAAATGCCGCAACACAAAAATCTCCAAGAAATGTATCACCAACTCAGGCAAAACAAATAGGTTCTGATGAAATTTCATATTTTCGTGCCATTGGAGATACAGTCAACGCTGCAAGTCCATCACCAGATAATACAATTAATAAAATAACCACGGAGATTGATAATCTAGTTAAAAAAATTCAAAGTATTACTAATAGCATTAATGAGGCAGTTGGAAGTATTAGCACTTCAATCGATAATCTGAAAAGAGATATTAATTTGGAGATCGATAAAATCACTGCAAAGGTTCAAAAGATTGCTAGTGGTTTAGTCGGTAGTATGGTAAATGGTCTTTATAAAAAACTAGCACCAGTATTAAACAAAGGACTTAAAGCTCTGTATAAGAGTGTTTATTCAACTGTTTTTGCAGCAACTAAAAGTTCTTCAATTGCCCATAAAGCAGGAGTTGCAGCACAAACAGCATTAGTTCCTCCAATTTCCAATATTCAAAAGTTATTATCTTGTATCGCAAACAGTGTATTGAACGGATTAGGAAGCATTATTAAATCAATTCTCAAATCCGTTGTCGAAAATGTTGCCAATTTTGTTTCTTGTGTTGCAAATCAAGCAGTTGGTTCATTAATTAATAGTATTATTGGTGGCATTACTAGCGGACTATCTGCCGCAATGGATGCAGTTTCTAAAATTTCTGGTGGATTTAGTGTTGCTAATACTCTTCGTAATACTGTAGAAGGTATTGCTGGTCTTGTTTCAGATTTAGGTTGTGGTGAGATTGCACCAAATTTTAATGCAAACACAAATCAATGGGTGATTGGTAAGGGTGCCAAAAATGCTCCAGGAGTTCCTTTTGAACAAATCTTAAAAACTGCAAATGAAGCAAACTCAATTGCCCAATCTATACTTTCTGCTGGAGGTGCCATTAGTGATTTAGTAGGTTCTATTGGATCTATGGACTTCTTAAATCCAAGCATTGGCACTCCTGGATTTTCAAGTGTTTTGAGTTCTTGTTATGCAGGACCAAGATTAAATTGTGGTGGAACAAAGATTAGTATTTTTGGTAGTGAAGGATCTGGTGCTTCCGCTATTCCAATATTTGGTTCATTGGTTGGAGAAGGACGTAGTTCTACTGGAAGTATTATTGGTGCAATTATTACAAGTGGTGGATCTGGATACGACTTCCCACCATTTATAGAAGTTACTGATGAATGTGGCCAAGGGTATGGTGCTATTGGAAGATCTGTTATTAATGATGCTGGAGAGGTTACATCAATCTACTTTGTTTCTGAAGGTGAAAACTATCCTATTGATGAAGTAACTCCAACACCTCCCAATACACCTCCTAATACACCTAATACCAATATAGAATATATTATCAATGATGTTTTAGTTGTTGAACCAGGTGAAGATTATACCAATGAGGACGTTATCACCGATAACTTTGGTAATTCATATACTATCAATACTATTGATGGACGTATCAATACTGTAACGCCAATAAATAGCAACATAGAATCGCCTAATGTTACGGATCCGCCAATATTTACAATTAAATCCGAAATTGGAAAGGGTGCTATCTTAAAAGGAAATCTTAAAAAGAAACCAATTACACCTCAAGGTGAAATTAAACAAAACATTGATTGTATTACAAGATAAATGGCACAACAAAGACCTTTTGACAAACAAAACTGGCAGGGAAGAAACTTTCAAAGTTTTGGTCCAAAGTTTAGAATTGATATAGCAAATCCTCAAATGGGTCTTAACGGATCCGACATTTATAACTTGTATGGTGTTACCGATAATGGAGACGTTTCTCTCATTGGTTCAACCGAAGGTGGAATGTTACATATTTACAATGATCAAACGATTGAGATTGTTGCTGGAGAGAAATCAAAAACTACGGGTGTAGATATTATTATTACTGGAAAAAATGGAGATATTTGGATTACTGCAGAAAAAAATGGTCAGGTTAGAATTAGAGGTGCAAAAGTTACAATTGATGCCGATGAATCAATCGACCTAGTTGCTGGTAAGAATATAAATCTTAAAGCAGGAAATACAATCAATCTCAAGTCTAATATTGCAAATTGTGATGCTTTGGACGGAAATTTGCCACCAGTTCCCAAAACTTTTGGTGGAATTACATTTGATGGAACATTTGTTGGAACAGATTTAATTAAAAGTGTATTTGGTGGAGGTGGTTAGTTATGGCACAAATTAATATAGATCCCACAAATACTCCAGATGAAAATGCTCTTGTTTATGGAACACCAGTCTTTTTCAACGAGAAAGCAACATTCTTTAATGGTGTTGATGGTATAGATTTTGCAGATCCATTCAGAATTATTAATGGAAACTCCAATGTTACGGTTAGCACTGGAAATACGATTACAGTTACGACCAACTCTGTAGGTATTGTTACATTTACTCAAAACAATATTGGTATTGCAAATACAGTTACATTAGAAAGAACTGGTATTGTTCAACAACTTTTTGAAAACGTAAATCTATCTTCAACAGCATTAACTGGAACGATTGATCTCGATATTCTTTCTGGAACCTTATTTTATTATACTGCAAATGCTGGCGCAGATTGGACTTTTAATGTTAGAGGAAATGCATCAACAAGTTTAAATGCGATTCTACCAGTAGGTAAAAGTGTAACTGTGACTGTTTTAAGCACACAATCAACAGCACGTCTTGCAAGTACATTTAAGGTAGATGGATCAACAATATCACCAAAATGGCAAGGTGGCACTGCTCCAAGTTCTGGATTTGCAAGTGCCGTGAATACCTATGTCTACACTATTATCAAAACAGCAGACGCAACATTTACAGTCTTTGCTTCAATAACCAAGTTCGCTTAATATTATGCCTATTCTTGGAACAATATCATCATTGAGTGCAAGAGCATTTGGATTTACATCAGGTTCTTCTTTAATAGATTTTACCGTTTCCCCATCAGTAAGTGGAATCACAGAATGGATTCTATCTTCAAATGGAGCATTGATTTTAGATGGAGGAACACAAACATCTTACACATTAGTTGCACAAAGATCTTTTAGCACCACAGTTAAGATGTGGGGACAAGGTGGACAAGGTGATGGATATGGTGGACAAGGTGGATATTCTACTGGTTCTATTTCATTTTCATCTGGTCAAACTTATACTATCTCATTAAACACTGGTGGAGGTCCTTCAAATCCTGGAAGTGGGAGTGGATCAAATCGTGGTGAACGTGGCGGTGGATATGCTGGAATGTTTTATGGCCCAGCAGCATCTCAACCAAGTTCTATTATGATCGCTGGTGGTGGTGGCGGTGGTGCCCCTCCTGTTGGTGGATCTGGAAATGCCCCTGGCGGTGCTGGAGGAGGTCCATCGGGTGGTAATGGTGGAAACTCACCTGATAGTGTGACTGGATCTAGTGGAGGTTCTGGTGGCACACAGGGTGGTGCTGGTGGTGGTGGTTCAGGTTCTGGATCTCCTGGTGCATCTCCTGGATCGGCATTGCAGGGTGGAACTGGTGGACAAGGTTCTGGATCCTATCCCAACTGGTCTGGCGGAGGCGGCGGCGGCGGCGGATACTACGGTGGCGGTGGCGGCGGTGGTGGTGATGACTATGGTTCAGGAACTCGTGCTGCTTCTGGTGGCGGTGGTGGATCTGGATACATAAATCCATCTTATGTAAGTGGTGGTTCTACATCAACATTTGCTAATCCTGGAGATCCCAACAGAGGTCCTGGTGGAAACGTAAATGGAAATGCAAGAATCGTGATCGAATCCCCTTGACATCTGCCTCCAGATGCCCTACAATAACGAGGTAATCAACACAAGACCGAATGCCTACCGAAGAGTTCCTGTCCCGTTGCGTTGTAGATACTCTAGCACGTAAATTTTACCTCTATTCCAATGAAGGCGGGGAGAAGATTGTAGAATGTGAATCTATTGACCAGTTTATGAGTATACTGGAAGTGGTTCGCACACAGGTAAGTGATGATTGTCTCGCATATTCCAATCCTTTTTGAAGAATGGAAAAGTTTACCGTAGAAGAATTTCAAGAAGACTTTGATAATCTACTAGAGAGAGTAGAAAATGGAGAGTCTTTCATCATTACTAGCGAATATGGAGATGCTATAATGATTCCTTATGGCAAATGTAAAGAAGTTGACGACCTGATTCGAATACATACAGATCACGAAGAAGGTTGTTGATTCAAGACCACATATAAGTCTTATAGGTTGTCTTAAGGCAACTTTTATGCTCGTCTAGCAATCTGGTAGAATGCTCCAAACTCATAATTTGGCGGAGAAGGGTTCAATTCCCTTGGCGAGCATTTGATCATTATATTATAATGATCTCATACACAAGCCCCCTTGGCGTAATCGGTAGCCGCTACGCTCTTAAAAAGCGTTGACTTGTTCGTGCCAGTTCGACCCTGGCAGGGGGTATTAAAATAAATATAAGATATTGGAACTCCCAAATGTCTTATAAAATCAGTCAAGCATATTGTTGGTACAATAATGGCACGATGATTGTTAAGATGTACTTTATCAATCAAGTTCCTTTTACATTTGATGAACTACCAGACGGGCACTTGTATGATCAAGATCTGTGTAGATTGGCAGATAAACAAAGATCTTTTGAACCAGAAGATTTATTTAAAAACTCATTCTATCTAATAGACGAAGAGGCGCATCCCCTGTTATTTGAGATGGATTTAGAGAATCCACAAGACCTACCAGAAGATATAATGGAATTTGATGGGGAGGATTTGACTAGCTAAATAGACCATAGAAATATTTTGGTCAATATAATCCGATGCCTCTTAATAAACTTGAAAATTTCATTAAGAATACAGAAGGACGTATTCTTTACGTGAATCCAAACGATCTTGATGCTACTGACGGTGTTGAGAATCAGGGCAACTCAATGACAAAGCCCTTTAAAACTCTACAAAGGGCACTTATTGAGGCGGCGAGATTTTCATATTTGAGAGGTAACGATAATGATATTACCGAGAAAACAACAATTCTTCTTTTTCCTGGCGAACACGTAATTGATAACCGTCCAGGATATTCGATTTATAATGCCAGTGGAGTTGCAAGAACAGTTTCTCCTGGAGGCACAGAATCTTTTGCACAGGATCAACTTACTCTTACTTTAGATAGTAACTTCGATTTAACACAATCAAACAATATTCTTTACAAATTTAATAGTGTTAATGGTGGTGTTATTGTTCCTAGAGGTACATCGGTTGTTGGTCTAGATTTAAGAAAAACTAAAATTAGACCAAAATATGTTCCAAATCCAACTGATTCTGCAGTACCAAATAGTGCTATTTTTAGAATCACTGGTGCTTGTTACTTCTGGCAGTTTACTATCTTTGATGGTAGTGAGAGCACACTAGTCTATACTGATCCACAAAACTTCTCTTCAACAAATCAAGCTAGACCAACATTCTCTCACCACAAACTCACAGGATTTGAATATGCTGATGGTGTTAACAATGTAGGTTTATATGGTCTTACTGACCTTGATATGTACTATAGTAAGGTCAGTAATGCCTTCAATAGAGCATCTAATAGAGATATTGACCAGAAATTCCCTGAGCAATCTGGTGGATTTGCAAAGCAACGTCCAGAATGGGAAATTGTTGGTGCATTTGCTTCTGATCCTATTAATATTTCTAGTATTATTTCTGGAGACGGTGCAACTCCAGGAAGTGTTGTAACTGTTACTACCTCAACAGCGCACGGATTTAATGCAGATACTCCTATTAAGATTCGTGGAGTTAATGTTGATGATTATAATATCTCAACAAAAGTGCAAAATGTTATTAATACCACATCATTTACCTATCTTCTACCATATGTAAGAGATAATCTTCCTGCAGGATCTTCTGCAGGTTTGAGTGGATCTTCAGCAACTGCAACGATTGAGACTGATACTGTATCTGGTGCATCACCATACGTCTTTAACTGTTCACTACGCTCTGTATGGGGTATGAACGGTATGCACGCTGATGGTAGCAAAGCATCAGGATTCCGTTCGATGGTTGTTGCACAGTATACTGCAGTTTCACTACAGAAAGATGACCGTGCGTTTGTAAGTTATAATGAGCAGAACAGAACTTATGATGGTTTAAACATTTCAAAAGTTACTGGATCTTTACTTTCTTCTGGTTCTTCTTCAACAAATACTAATCAAGTCTATCATTTAGATTCGAATGCAGTTTATAGAACTGGATGGAAACCAGTTCATATTAAAGCATCCAATGATTCATTCATTCAGATCGTTTCTGTCTTTGCAATCGGATTTAATAAGCACTTTGAGGTTGTATCTGGTGGTGATGCTTCAATCACAAACTCCAACTCAAACTTCGGTCAAGTTTCACTGAGTGCTGAGGGATTCAAGAAGGAAGCATTTGATAAGGATAATAAGGCATACATTACATCAATTATTACTCCAAGAGCAATCGTAACCGAAGACACTCAGGTTGAGTGGGTACAAATTGATGCAAGAAAAACATACGATATAAACAAATCAAATCATCTGTATCTTTACGGATACACAAAACAAGATCAAGAACCTCCAATTATTTCTCAGGGTTATAGAATTGGTGCAAAACTAAATGATACTTTGTATGTTCCAATCTCGACTGGAGTAACTGTAGACGCCAAGATCTTGATGGTCGATAATGTAATCTCTACTGGTACTCCAACAGCATCTGGAGCAACCAGTGGAGAGAAAAATGTTTCTGTAACTACTGGACCAACTGCAGGAAATAATTCAAGATTTACGATTGATATTTCTACAATACCACTTCCAAAAAATGGTGAAAAAATTCGCCTTATCTCCGATACTGGAGATTTGCCAGAAAATATTGAACCAAATATAACATATTATGCCATTACTGAAGAAAAGAATGCATCTCGTGCAGATGGTGTTAGTTTAGCAGCAAATCAGATTCAAATAGCAGCATCAAAAACTAATGCCGATGCCACAACTCCTGTTTGTATTTCTGCATATGGTGGAATTCAACTTAGAGTTCTAAGAAGAGTTTGTGATAGATCTGCTGGAGAAATCGGATCTCCAATTCAATGGGATCCCGTAAATAGTGCTTGGTTTGTTCACGTTGAATCATCCAATACTATTTTCAGCACAATTAGATCATCAACTCCTTCTGCATTTAATGGTGAAAGAACCGAAATTTCTTATGTGAATAGAAAGGAAGATGGAAGAAGTATTGATGAAAGACTTTATAAAGTACGTGTAGTTGTTCCAAAAGAACTCACGAATGGTAGAGATCCTGTAGATGGATTTGTCATTCAAGATTCTAGTTCAACTGGTGTAAGATCTATTGCAGATTTTAACTTAACTGATATCACATCTGCAGATTATCTGTACAATAGAAATTCGAGATTTATTACAACTTGTTCTTATGAGCCTGTTACGGCAATTGTAACAGTTCTCGCAGATCAACCTCACAATCTAAAAGTTAATGATCAGATTATTGTTAAAAACGTAACCAGTACGACCAATACTGCTGGTACAAATAACTATGGTTATAACGGAACATTCAATGTTTCTGAAATTGTAAATGATAAGTCATTTAAGTATAGCACGACGGATGTTTATTCAATAGTTCATTCACCTGGTTCATTCACAAATGACACAAATAGTAGAACTGTTTCTTTACCTAGATTTGAAAGAAGCAACTTAAGAAGTAACTTCTATACGTATAGAACGGAGGTTATTACACCATACATTTACAATGTTCAAGATGGTGTTTATTATGTTTATATGCTTAACTCTTCTAACAATGTTGAGCAAGAGTTTACTGACTTAAATTACAATCAAAATATTGTTGATCTTTATCCACAATTAGATAAAGATAACTTCAATGATAATCCAACATCAGCAAAAACATATGCAAAGAGATCTCCTCTAGGTGATATTGTAACTAGTGATCTTAAGAAGAGTATTACTAGAGAAACAATTGATAAGTTCTATTATAGTTTTGATCATGGTAAAAAGATCACTACAGTTTCTTCAAGTCCAACTTCTGCAACTCTAACCTTTGATATTGAACATCAACTATCGGGTATTGCTGCATATAGTTCGTTAAGTGGTGGCAGTGGGCATACGAATGGCACTTATTATAATGTTAAGTTGTTTAATAGTAATGCTGCTCCTTCATCTGCAACTTGGGATGGTGCAACAGCAACGGTAACAGTTTCTGGTGGTGTTGTTTCTTCTGCTCAAATTACATCAGGTGGTTCTGGATACACTAATGGAGAGACTCTTTATTTTGATAGCAGCAAGATTGGTGGAACTCCACAAGCAAATATTACTATTGCTACTGTTGGTATTTCCACAGTTATTGGTGATGTTGTTCAGGTTACTGGTATTGGAACAACTGCTGGAGGATATTATAGAATCACGGCAGCATCCAATAAGTATGCTATTGCGATTGCAAAAACATCAGGAGATTCGACTCCAGTTGTTGGTCAATATGTGATTCATAATGGACCTTCAATTAAGGTTTCTACTGCTTCTTATAATTCCACAACTCAAATCACAACATTTACTTGCTCAGAACCGCACGGTTTAGTTATTGGAAATGCATTTAGAATTATTGATTCATCCAATAATAATCTTGGAGACTATATTGTTAACGATGCAGCGTCAATTACTCAGTTTACATCAAAAACTAGTAGGGATGTAAGTACTTCAGTATATGTTCTGAAGCACGCATTATCTGCAAATAGTGCAACTGCCGATGGTTTGGGGGAAAACCTAGGTACAAGAGGTCTTTCGGTTTATGGAAAAGAAGTGGCAATTCTTGGTAGTAACATCACCACAGAATCAGAATTTGCTATTAGTTTGAGAAATTCTGGTATTGGAACTACAAGAAGATTTGAACTTGGATCTTATATTCAAATTGATAATGAGATTATGAGAATCACCAGTAGTGCTCTTTCTGGTGCTGGTAATAATAAAATTAAAGTAATTCGTGGTTCTATGGGAACCTTGGGAGAAAACCATTCAAATGGATCTCTCATCAGAAAGATTAAACTGACTCCTATTCAGTTCCACAGACCTTCTATTTTAAGAGCATCTGGACATACCTTTGAATATCTTGGATACGGTCCTGGTAACTATTCAACAGGTCTACCACAAGTTCAAGTTAAAACTATTACAGAAAGAGAAGATTTCTTAGCACAATCACAAGAAACTTCCTGCGGTAATGTCATCTATACTGGTATGAACAGTAATGGCGACGTATTCAATGGCAATACCAAGACTTCTGCTGCAAGTGGTCAGGTTATATCTTACGATATTCCAAAACCAACTGTAACTGGTGAAGATCCAAATCGTTTGAGTGTTGTATTTGATGAAGTAATCGTTAAAGAAAGACTTCTCGTTGAAGGTGGTAACTCAGGAACCATTCTATCTCAGTTTAATGGACCTATCACATTCAATGGTGAACTGAGAATGAATCAACAGGTTGTTATTAATAACAATCTGAGAACTGGTGGTCGTGTTGAAGTTAAAGATAAAGATGCAACACAGTCGACAAACTGCACTACTGGAGCATTGGTTGTTACTGGTGGAGTAGGTATTAGCAAAAATCTGAATGTTTGTGGTTCTGCTACTATTGCTGGTTCCGCCACCATTACTGGTGCCACCACACTTTCAAGTACTCTTGGTGTTACTGGTGCCACCACACTTTCAAATACTCTTAACGTTACTGGCGCCACTACACTTTCAAGTACTCTTAATATTTCTGGAAATACGACAGGTTCTACCCTAAGTTTTGGTTCTGGTAATTTAACTTTCAATGGATCAAATAATCTAGCAGTAGGACACGCATCTCCTCAGAGAAGACTTCACGTTGTTGGAGCACAAGGAGCGGTTGCTAGTTTCCCAACACTCGGACCTTATGATACTGCTGTTATTGAAAATAATAATGCTTGCCACATATCTTTAGTTGCAAATGGTTCACTTGGTGGAAGTGCATTAAAATTCTATAAATCTGGATCTTCGACTGCTGAGGGATTAGTCTTTTATGAGCATTCTGGTTCTGGAACATCCAACGATAGACTTGGATTTGGATTTAATAATGTAGAGGATGGTGGATGGTTTAATCGTGGTAATAAAGGTCTTTATGTTATTGGTGACATTACTGCATTTGTTTCTGATGAAAGACTGAAGACAAATATCAAACCACTTGAAAATGCTCTTGGTAAAGTTCTTTCTCTGAGTGGATTTACCTACAACTTTAACGAAGTTGGTCAATCTTTAGGATTTAGCACTGAAACACTTCATGTAGGTGTTTCTGCACAACAAGTTCAAGCAGTTCTTCCAGAGGCAGTTGTTGCCGCACCAGCAAGTAAAGACTATCTGACAGTTAAGTATGAAAAGATTGTTCCACTTCTGATTGAAGCGATTAAAGAACTTTCCCAGAAAGTTTCTGACCTTGAAGATAAACTCAACAAATAAATAACTAAAAAACTAAGATGGCGAATATCAGAAAAACTTTCAATTTTCGTAATGGTGTTCAGGTTGATGATGACAATCTAATCGTAAATCCTCTTGGTTTGGTCGGTGTGGGGACGACTGTTCCCACAGAGGCTTTAGATGTTCGTGGAAATCTTAAGGTAGTAGGGTCTATCAATGCAACCAGTACTACAACAGATAGTATCTCTGTAGGAGTTATAACAGCATCCTCAATAGTTGCAACATCCTCAGTAGTTGCAGCAGCATTCTCTGGTGGAAGAGTTTCAATTGTAAGTGGAATTATAACTGCATTCAGTGGAGTCGTAACTTATTATGGGGACGGTGGTAGATTGCTGAATCTTCCAACATCTCAGTGGATAGACGTTGATGCTGGTTTAGGATTTACAAGCATTTATGCTCGTGGTTTTGTTGGTATTGCGACCAATGATCCGAGATATACTTTTCAAGTCGGTGGAACAAATAATCTAGGCACTTTTGCAACTGGTGTTGGTATCGATTCTACTGGCAATATTCGTGCAACGGGAACCGTAACTGCTTCTAAGTTTGTTGGTATTGGTTCAGATTTAACTTTATTAAATGCAAATAATATTTCATCGGGAACTATAGGCACAGATAGACTTCCAACTCTTCCCAATGATAAACTTTCATCAAATATCAGTATTTCTGGTATCATTACTGCTTCAAGTGGATTCATTGGAAACTTAACAGGAAATGTAACTGGAAATCTAACAGGAAATTTAACTGGAAATGTAAATTCTAGTGGAGTTTCAACATTTTCTAGTGGAATTGTAGGAAATGTAATTGGTATTGCTTCAACTGCAAGATCTTTAACTGGTAATCCAGATATTAGTGTGTCGAATATTGCTGCAATAGGAATTGCTGCATCAACCTCATATATTCTTGGAGTATCGACATCTACATCAGTTCATATTGGTTTAGGTGGAACTGTAATTTCATTGCTATCATCTGCTAGATTAGGAATAGGAACCGCAACTCCAACAACAGATATACAGATCGTAAAGGAAAATAATGTTGAGGTTCAATTTGTTAGTAGAGGTGGTGTATCTCAAATTAGTATCGGACAAACTATTAATCCACCAATAGGTGTAGCATCGAGTGTTGGATTAATACGTTATGGCAACTCTCCAAAATCTTTTGATATTGCAAATAATGATTCTGGAAATATTAATCTATATCTACACGCTGGGCCAGCAGGAATTAATACTGGAAGTTTCAGATGGATTTATGGACAAACTTTCCAAGAGTTGATGGCATTGAGTTATGATGGATACTTGGGAATTGGAATCACAAATCCAACTCACAAACTACACGTTGTTGGTACATCTACGGTTACTGGCGATTCTTATGTTGGTGGAAATCTGAATGTTACAGGAACAATTACTGGATCAATAACTTTACCAAATCCAGCTCCAATTAACATCTATTCAACTACAGGAATTTCAACAACTTACAATTTACAAGTTCAAAATAATCTTCTCATTGGATCTTCTATTGGAATAGGAACTACAAATCCAATTGTTGGTGTAGATGCTAGGCAAAGAAGTGCTTTATTTTTATCCCTTGGAATTAATACAACTTCAACATCAAATTCTATTCTAAAAGTTATTGGACAGTCTTTATTTACTGGTGTTGGTATCGGAACTACAACTACTAACGGTGATTCATTATCAATTTCCGATGGTTCTATTAATGTAAATAATTCAACATTTAGTTCAGATTCTAGAGTTTTTGTTGGAATTGGAACAAGTACACCTAGATCAGTTATTGATTTGGCAGACGCTGCGAATAATCCCACAAATGCAGCGTTCCGATTTATGTTACCACCAATAGTCACAACTACAGAAAGAGCAGGTCTTTCTACTATTGCTGGAGCATTTATTTTCAATAAAACAACCAGTAAATTTCAGGGTTATACTGGAATTGCTTGGACAGATTTCCACTAATAAAAGGAAGGTAACTGAATAATGTCAATCTCAGTAGTAAAACAAGGACCTTATTTTACAAGTGGATCTATTTCTTTTAGTGAATTGAGATCAACATTTAAAGAAACTGGTGGTGGATCAGTTAGTGCATCTGAACTTAGAAGAAATACTGATCCTAACGAAAGAAATCCTATTGTACCAGATTCTACTGAAAATGAAAATATTTCTTCAGGATCTAACTTAAGTTTATCTCAGTTTCGAAACTCGATTAAAAGATATTATGCAACTCAATCTGGAACAAATACCAATTATTCAAATTCTGGTGAACCTGGATTGAGACTAGGAAGATATTCCAGTTCTACTGGTGGTATAGATTGGTCTGGTGGTGGAGATGGTGGAAGAGATGGACAATTTTATACTAACGGAAACTATACAAAAAATATTCAAAAATTTATTAGTATTACAGGTATTTGTGGATCTTACTATACAACTATGCCTGCAGCACAGTTGGCACCAGGAGTTCCTGTTTATAATACAACCATCACTATAAGTGGTCAAATTTATGGTGCTGGAGGAATAGGTGGTGTTTTTGGAGATGGTAATGGTAAAGATGGTGGTCCTGCAGTTAATATTCAATATGATCAAGGTGGAAATATAAGTCCAGTAATTATTGAGTCTTCTGCTAGAATTTGGGCAGGTGGTGGAGGAGGAGAAAAAGGACGTAATGGGAATGATGGTGCGCCATCAAATTGTGTTTTTGAATACTTTAGAAATGGTTGTGGTTATTATGCAGAATGCAACCCTGGCGATTCAGTAACTTTTCTGTGGAATAGTGGAGTTAGATGTGTCAAACCCTTCACCATCTATTCTACACTGTGTATTCATGTCGAACCATCTAATACTCCCACTGGTGGAGTGGGTGGTAGTGGTGGTCGTGGTCAAGGATATGATGGTGCTCGCACTTCGGGATCTTCGGGAACTGCAGGAACCTGTCCATCTTGCCCTGGTGGTTTGGCTCAAGTGGGCGGAACTTGTGGAACAGATGGCGCACCTGGAGGTGCTGGCGGAGATTGGGCACAAGATGGTGAAGAAACAACTGCTGAGTGGCATCGTGGATACGCTGGAAAAGCATTTCTTGGAAGTTACTATGCTCTGTCAGGAGCACTCAATGGAACAACGATTAAAGGGGCATATAACGCATAATAAATACGCATAGTTATTGATTATTACTGATGACTGAAGAAAATCAAAATCCTTCCCTAGTTGATAAGGCAAAAAATCTTGCTAATTTTTCTTGGGAATTGCTCCAATATCTTGGGACTAATAGAGAAAAATCCTTATTTGTTTCTGATGAAATATATGCAGAACGAGTAAGTATTTGTAGATCTTGTGAAAAGATTAATGAACTTGAAAATAGTTGTAGAGAATGTGGTTGTTATATTCCCGCTAAAGCAAAGATTATTTTAGATTCCTGTCCTCTTAAGAAATGGGATGTGGATAAAGAAGGTTGGGAAAAGAAATTTGCAGAGATACAAAAGAATATTGACAAAACCTTATAAAATGTGCTAGAGTACCTTTGTGGTCGTTAGAGATGACTTTCTCTATACATTATGAATGGTCTTATGGATGCAATTCTGGTTACCAATCTTGGATATCCAGGTCCAGTTAGTGATGAAAAAAATGGTATATATTTTCATCAACAACCAGCAATTAAAGAATTAATTGAATTGGGGAGACGTTCTGTTTGTGCCTACGTTGGTGAAACAGGACCTCATCGTAATTTAGAACGTTTCAAAGATGGAGATTATTCTAAACTTCCAGAAAAGGTGTCTCCTGATGAACTTCTGCATGTTCATCACGAATTATCTGATCATTATATTCGAGCAAGTTTGTATTCTCAAGGATGCAGAAAAACTAACTTGGGTGGATCCCCAGAAATAGTTTTTGCACCCTTGTGGATTAAAACTTATTCAGAGTTTATTAGTTATCTCCGAGATAAAGTTCTTGAATTAAGTAAAAAATTTTATGATCAAGAACGAGTATATGGATTCACTCCAGAATCTCATGCTAAAAAGATTAAAGAAAAGAATCCTGAAGCAGTTCGTGCTCCAAAATTATATCTGGTTGGTGATATAATTGACAAGTTGAAATCTATATCAAAAGATGCTATAATTTATATACCAATGGATGCGTTTGGGCATTTTTGTATTACTTTATCTAATCTGGGATATACCAATATCTACACCGATAAAGATTATGATATGAATATTGGATTTGGATATATACCAGAAACTGTAAAGTTTATCACACAAGGAGAATATGAATCCATGGATTTTGATGCTGTAACGGGCAATCCTCCTTTCGGAAAGGGTGGTGGATTAGCACTAAAATTTTTAAATAATTGTGCGGATAGAGTTCGTGCAAAGAATGGGCAGATTCTTTTGATTCTACCCAAATCTATTAAGAAAGGATCATCTAACTTTAATAAAATTAATCGAGATCTTGAACTTGTAAGTAGCAAGGATTGTGATCCTAAAGATTTTGCTGCAAGTATTGATGCATGTATTCAGGAATGGAAGATTGGTGAAAAATCACGTCCATTAGAAGTTGAATATAGAGAACATCCACATTTTGAGTTTCTTTCATACCAGAATCGTTATGATGCTGATATTTTTGTTGGTGGTGATGGTGCAGGTGCTTCTGGGAGAGTTTTTCTTCCTGGAGAAAAAAATCCTGAAGGTAAGAGGTGGACAGAATATGAAAAATCTTCCTCTCATAATTACATTCGAGTAAGACCTGATGAAAATAATACAAAGGAACAAATCCTTGAAAGAATTATTTCTCTTGGTCAGAATGGTGATAACACTTTTAGAGACATTGCTATGGAGACTACTAATGGAATCCCACATTTTGGTAAGAAAAAATTAGTTACAGTATATACAAAAAGATATGGTAATGGGCACAAAGAACAAGCATAATAAAGAAACTGGTTCTAATATTGAAAGATCAGATGAAAGAATTGCTGAAACTCAAGAAGTATTCACACCAATACATGTTTGTGAAGAAATGATTCAGAAAATTCCCATTGAGAAAAGAAAAGATCCAAATTCAAGATTCTTAGATAATTCTGCAGGATCTGGTAACTTTATTCTTACTCTTAAAAATGAATTGATCAAGTATCATTCTGAAGAACACGTGCTTAATAATATGCTATACGCTGTAGAATTAATGGGAGATAATCATCAAGAGTTGTGTCAAAGAGTGGGCGTTCCCACTACACATCCACATTATGTGTGCCATGATGCTCTTACATATGATTACTCCTTTGGAAATCTTATCGGTATTGAAAAGTTTTTCTAATCAATCAGGGAGTTGACAGAACGGGAAATTCATCGTATATTGATCTCGTAAACAAATTTAATTATGGTTTCCACTAAAGATCACGTTTTGCTAACTCTTCGAGAGAATTTTGTTCCTGGAGTAATTTTTACTCTTCAACAAGTTTATGATTTGGTTTTGAACCAAAACCGTGTTTCAGAACTTTATGATAATAAAAACGAAGAAGAAGTTGTTCGTGCCGCAATCCAACGACTTGAGGCAGATGAACTCCTAAAAATGATGTGCCGAGATTCTATGGATCTTGCAGGTACATATTGTCTTATCGATACCAAAGATACTATCAATCCAAATGAGAATATTTTCAACCTGAAAGAGTTGGAAAAATTTGGTCGTATTCCCAAATCACCTGGAACTGAGTTTGAAAACTGGGAAATTCTTCATAAAGATGAAGTAATGTCTCACTCGGTTGCCAGGGAACTTGGGATTGAATGCCAAACTCGGGTCGGTCAAGCACTGTTCCAAACTACGATTGATGAAATCACTAACAACGTTGCCTCAGAAGGTTATGATTATCGTTGTTTTCAACCTGCAGTATCTAAACTGAAAGAACCGATTGAATATAACGGTAAAGTATACAAGTATATTGTTCGTGATGGTAATAACCGTTATGAACTTCCTTGGAATTATTTTCCTTGTGCGGTGATTAGTGGTGAAACTGAGTATGCATTGCTTCAATATGGAGCGATGTCAAACAATCCTACAAAAGAAAAGAAAAACGATTGTACTCCCGATGACGTCAAGTATATGATTCAACTGGGGTTCAAACATAACGAAATCGAAAAAAACTTTGATTCTGTTATGGTTGTTCTTCAAACACGATACAAGGAAATTCGTAAGAAAGATCGTCGTATCTTTGCTGCCGAAATCCTCAATGCAGAGGGAATCAAGATTTCCATGGAACCCTTTGATATCAGTAAAGCACAAAAAGTTCTGAATGATGCCTATAAAGTTATCGGAGTTTGTGGTGACATCTCATCGATGAAAGAAAGTGATCTTTCCGTAACTGTGGGTTGGGGACGCAAACCCGATCACTCACGTAAGTTCCAAATGTTACTCGAAAAGCAACTTGAGTTTCCCGAAAACGAATACACCATCTATTCATTTTTGGAGCAAGGTCAAGGTGTAAGCACACAACCAACTGAAGACAACATTCAAGAGTTGCGAGTGCAAATGGAATCTGAACGAAAGCGTCATCTTAACTATTGTATGCGAGTTGTTACTGCTTATCGTTCTGGAAAACTCAAGACTCCTACTTACAAGTGGTTGGCACAAGCAAATAACGTTGAAACTTACAACGAGTTTCAATAAACCACTTTCATAACTGGCACAAGGGGTCCTCACGGGGACCCTTTTCTGCTATAATAGTCCTATACGCAATGGAGAACGTGTTTCAACTTCGTCCCCACCAGCAAGATGCTCTGGATGCTCTTCAACAGCATTCTAAGGGCATCTGTGTGTTTCCTACGGGTGGTGGCAAAACCAACGTAGGTATCTTTGATGCCATCAATCAGTTTCTGTCTGCAACTCCTCAAACGATTGTAGTGGTATCTCCACGCATTCTTTTGTCGGAGCAGTTGTCTAGTGAGTATCTTGAGTTTATCACTAATGCTGCTGTGATGCACGTGCATAGTGGTGAGACGCATCACTATTCTTCCACAAAACCCAGTGATATTGCTTGGTTTGCTGATAACACTTCTGGTCACAAACTCATCTTCACCACCTATAACTCTTTGCAGCAACTGCAACGTGCTGAGATCAAGGTAGATACGATTTACTTTGATGAGGCACACAACAGCATTCAACGTCACTTCTTTCCTGCTGTGGAGTATTTTTCCGCAGAGGCAGAGCGTTGCTACTTCTTTACTGCAACTCCAAAATACAGCAATGTGATTGGTAAGGCAGGTATGAATGATAGTGAGGTCTACGGTAGCATTATCGCTAAAGTTCCTGCTCCTGAACTGGTGGAGAATGGTTATATCATTCCTCCTAAGGTGATTGCATCTCAAATGCGCCTCTCTGTGAAGGGTGAGGATATTGCTCAACGTGACTGTGAGTATCTTCTCCAGACCATTCAAGACAATCCTGTCGACAAGATCCTGATCTGCGCTAAGGCAACCAAGCATATCATTGGTTTGTTGTCTGAAACCAATTTTACTGAGCAACTTGCCGAGCAGGGTTATTCTGTGATGCACATTACTTCTAAGCACGGTGCATTTATTGATGGTGAGAAAGTCAATCGTGAGGTGTTCTTTGATATTCTCAACGATTGGGGTAAGGATGCTGCCAAGAAATTTGTGGTTCTTCACCATTCCATTCTGGCAGAAGGCATCAATATCAGTGCCCTGGAGGCAGTGGTCTTTATGCGCTCTATGGACATCGTGGGCATCGGGCAAACCGTGGGCAGAACCCTGCGTCTGCACCCCCAGGATGCTGCTGGGATCCGCTCTGGTGCCCTTGTGGCAGGTGATCTACCCTCCTACACCAAATCCTATGGACTGGTGATCTGCCCCACCTTTGACAAGGCATCTGCAGGCACTGCCCAGAAGGTTCAGAACGTGGTGGACATTATCTTCCATCAAGGGGAAGTGGCATTCAGCACGATCAATCGCTGATCTGACACACAGGACACTCAGACTCCTCTGAGTGTCCTATAATAATCTCATAACCATTTAATCCAATGTCCGAAGTTCAAGCACATGGAAATATATTTGAGGATGTGATTATCCAACAAAGAACTGGTTTATCCAAAAAAGAATACGATGAACTTAAAAAAAATGGATACACATCAGAATTTGATCTTGTTGCAGGATTGATCGTTGATTATGATGGTAGTATCAAAACAACTCAAAATAATACTGTTTGCTGCGCGGATTTATTGAATATGATGAATCACACTGGCGAATATAGATTTGTTGTTGGATGTTATGATCAGATTGGGAAGCAAAAAGTATTTCATACTCAATATGAGTTTTTTATTAAATCTCAGCACTATGATATGCTTTGGAATGGTATGGATTATGAAAAAATTGAACAGTATGTATCTAAAATAAAATCCATTGAAAAGGGTAAAGTGGGACAGTTACAGTATCAACAATTGTTTAAAGAATCTTGGAAATCTGAAGTTGATTCTGACACATCGATGTTCATTATTAATCCAAAGGTTGACAGCAAAAAGCAGCGTAGAGTTCAATGTTCTATTCCTCTTGACAAATTGATCAATTCTGGAATAGAATATAAGAAGGAAGATATTAATATTATTATTCAATCCAAAAAGAGAACATTTAACAAATGAGAGCATTCTGTCCACCAACAAATAGTCCAGAGAAAGATATGGTAATGACACCAGAATATCTGGCAAAGGAAATCATAGAACATTTTTCTCCATCGGGATTGATATTAGATCCCTGTAGAGGTGAGGGAGCATTTTATGATAATTTTAATATAGAGACCAAAGATTGGTGTGAACTTGGTGAAGGTAAAGATTTTCTAACGTATAACTTGAAAGTAGATTGGATTATCACAAATCCACCGTGGTCTAAAATGCAGCAATTTCTTGAGCATGGAATGAAAATATCGGATAATATTGTGTATTTGACTACGATTAATCATTACACAACAAAAAAAAGAATACGTGATATGAGGGAAAATAACTTTGCAATTAAGGAGATTTATTGTGTTCCGACTCCAACAAAACCATGGCCACAATTAGGATTTCAACTTGGGGCAATTCATACTCAACGAGGATATTCTGAAAATATCAAAATGTCTTACTCCCCAAAAATGTAAATACTGATGTGCCACTTGTAGAACTGGCACATCATAATCAGATTTTTTCCGATTACCTGCTATAATATAATCAATCCCAAAGGAGATTTCCAATGCGCTGCAAAGTTCAACTCTATGTTGCTGGTACTGTCTTCTATGAAGAAGTTCAGGCACGTGATTATGCTGATGCAAAGCGTACTGCACTTGCTCGCAATCCTAACGCTAAGATTCTATCAGTGACAGGAGTATTTTAATGAATATTCCCAACTATGGATTGCTAAATCCCAAACCATCAGATCCTGCAGGTTATGTAACCAAAGATGAGATGTGGGCAGCAGTTCCTTTTGGAAAGCAGTTTATGATTCTTCATAATGGCGAACAAGTTCATGTTATTGGAACTCTTGCGACCGCTAAGTCTTATATCAATAAGCAGATTGAGGCATCTAAACCCAAATATAAAAAACAAAAAATTAAACCAGGAACATCATCCCTAGAAGCATTTCTATGAAAAATCTTGAGCTCACAGAAGATCAGATCTGTCTCCTCATTAAAGTGCTTGGAGATCAGATTAAAGATCTTGAATCCTGGAATATGAACGATGAATTCGATGTAGATTTAGAACCATATAGGTATCTCAAAACAAAACTTGCAGAGTATCATTTCTTCAAGTACGAATACCGTTAAATACTACAATCGCATTCTTTTTTGAATGAACCCATTTTATATTTGGTTTGTTATATTTGCCTGCATCGGTTATCTGATAGTCACTGATGCAAGTGTTGCGCGATTATTTGTTCTTCTCACAGGACTTGCGCGAGTACAATATGAGAAAATCAAATGGTGGATACTTTATAATCCTGCCAATCCGATTGTGAAATGGTTAATGTGGAGAAATGCATTAAGACTTGCAAAGGAACTTGAAAAAGAATTCAAGAAGTGATATAATTAGTAATGTGTTTATTCACAAACATTATGTCAAGAACTCATAGGAATACGGAAGGTTGGCACAACGGAGCATTTAGATTCCCGCACACCGAAAACGAAAGAAAGCAGTTAGATGGAATGCTGCACGATCCAGAATTACTGGAACTTCCCATCTCAGGATTAAATCATATGAGAGCAAGAGAACACCAGTTGCCGAGTGCCTGGGATGATAAAGTGATTAGTGCTTATTACGAAGTCTAAACAGACACCTGAAAAACCGTCCACTGACCCTTGACTTTTGAAGTTGAGGGTTTTATAGTATCTGTATTGAAACACCTTCGCCATGACTTACAACGCAACCGTCAAGCTCTGCTACATCAACGACACAGAAGTATCTCACAATAAGTATTTTCCTGAAATTATTGATAAGCAGACCATCACGATTGAAGCACCCGCACAAGACTTGAATACTCATCAGTATTTTGAACTCTTCAAGAGTTTTCTTCGTGCTGTTGGATTTGATGAGTATGGCATTATGGACGGTGCTTGCCGTGTTGCATTTAATGATTGCAACAGGGAAGATGATATGAAAAAGTTGATGGATGAGTATGAACTGCAAGATAAGCAGTTGTATACTGATGATGATTATCATGCTCTTTTAAAAGAAGTTGAAGAACTGAAAGAAAAACTTGCAAGGGTTCTTCCAGAACAATATGTTGAAGAATATGTTGATCCAGA